TTGTAAACTATTCTACAGTAGACTCGCTTCCTTCCACACCCTCTGGTGCGGGCTCTCCCTCAGTAGCCTCACTCATTGCACTGTTTCGGAACGCTCCTACAATCAAGTCCTTCTGAATTCGATCTTGAGCAGCTTGATTTTGCAACTGCTGCTTCTGTACGAAGTTCTGTTGGCTCATTGCCTGCTGCGTTGCTAACTTGGACTGCTGTTGAGCAGCCTGTGACTTAGCGGCCTGCTTCTGTTTCATTTCAGCGGTCAAGGGCTTCACAATATCGTTGAAGTTCTTCCATTCGCTAGCTTCCATCCACATCTTCAAGATTTCCTTGAAGTCAACATACTCCTCGTTAATATCTGCGAGGTTCTGTTGGATTGTTGGATTCTCGAATATCTGAGTAATCAGAGTCATCGACTGTGCCATAGTCTTCTTAGCTGCCAGACTAGACCCTGCGAGAACTTCATATTCGATTTTAGCATCGTGGAACTTCTGCAAATCTACTGTGTAATCCTTGCCCTTCTCTTCTCCAAGGATTGCGAAAATCTCCGCATCCGAGAAGTAAGTAAACACTAGCTCGTCTAGTACATAAAGGAACGGCTTGAATACCTGCTCAATGAAGTTATCCAGAGGGCCGTCCAAGCGAGTAGCACTTGCCTGTCCTAACTGTGCAGCTCCACCAGCAGTGCGGCCCATTGAAGACCGGGGTCCTGCTGAAGAACCTTGGACAAGCTGTGCGTCGGCACCCGAAGTGCTTTCCGTCGCCTTCTCTGACTCTGACAAAGCCGCCCACACATCCGGCGGAACTTTAGGAGTCTCAAGCAACCGATAACTCTTATCAACCTCTGTGTCAACCGATAGAATCTTTCCAAGACCCGTCCGAATCATCTGTGTAGGGTTGTTTGAATCCCTCTTACGCAGATAAATCGGATTGACTCCAAACGAGAGAATCTTCAGGATAGCGTTAATAGCACCCTGGTCCACTCTCTGATTCTGTCCAACAATAAGTCCCAGACCCATTCCGTAAAACGCCTTGGGGCGGTTCCACCAATTAGCCGACAGGAAGGGGATAACACCAAAATCATTCTTACCAGAATAGAGTTTCTTCTTTCTGTCGATAACAATGATCTTACGCTTCTTATCCCAGTACTCCAGGACTTCTAGCTTCTTGAAAAGCAAGTCAGGAGAAGTCTGGATGTTGATTTCTTCGGAATGGTGAACCACGCCTTTGATGTAGGCAGCTTGGTCGCTAACCAACAATGCAGGGCTTCCGGCATCCGTAGGAGGCATGAATAGGTCTTTCAGCTCGCTCTCACTTGGTAGCACCCATCCCGCCTTATCGGGGTGATCCTTCGGAAGCGCCGCAATCCCCTTGATAAGGTCTTGAAGCATGTAGAAGTCCATATACCGACAATCAATAGCCCAGTCAGCACGCCGAATATCTCCCACACTGCAATGTGAGTCAACAAAGACTTTGCTTATCTCGCGGGATTCAAAGAACGGCCTTGGGACCCATTTGCTCTTAATCTCAATCTTGGGGGGTTCGTCAGTCGGGATAGTTACCGAACTCTGCGCCTGAACAGGGCCAGATGTAATCGTAGAGACCGCTGCTGTGCGTGTCTTGGTAATTACTTCCTTATAAGTGATACCCCACTTCCAGATTCCTGTTCCAAGGTGCGCCATCTGCTCAAGGCCGTATTTAGTCTCAGCTTTGAACCGGCATTCATCTAGTAACTCGGAAAATAGAATTGTCTTGGCGTCCACCGTGTCTTGAGATGTACCAGCATGAGGGCGTAGTACCATAGGGGGGTCTTGGTAGAACAGACCTTTGTAAAGTTGTGGCACTATAGCATTGATGCATTTAGCAACGGTAAATCGTTGCACATTAGGTTCGAGGACATATGTATTTTCAAATACACTTATTGGGCGAGGGCTTTGAAACAAGAGGTCGCTATCTCGCCAGAGTAAGCTATATTGTTTGTTGGCTATGTACGATTCAGAGCTTGCAGCAGAACCTACCACTAAGGATACTTCTGCATCTGCACTTTTAAGTTCTCCCGATGGCTTATAATCCAATTCCGTTAGTGTCCTGCTAGGATTAGAGGCATCAGCTTCGATTAGGCTCATTCAGCTCCTCCATTACCTTTATCTCGGTCTTTTGCCACTCTTTCTCCTTTACCGTTGATCTTGTTCTGTATTAAATACACATGCATCACATCGCCTTTCTACCAGTCCTTGCGACCCGCTTCTCTTCCTGCGCCAGCCAATAGTCTACTGCGTGACGTTCTACAATCTCGCAATATAGGCACAAAACCCACTCGCTGAAGACCGTCTGTGTCACCGTCTCTCCGGGGAAGGACCGAATAAATCCGTCAATAACACTCTGTTTAATTTCCTCGTAGCTTCTTGCCGCAGGGCCAGTACGCATATAGCCTCCGAATGGTCAGTTCAATGCTTCAAATGCTTCCTTTACCCCATTAAATCACTAAGGGGATCAATATAATGCTCAGCTACTTGCGGAATAGGTGTATTGTTTACTTGGTATTGCGTAGTCGGATTATCGTCGGAAGACCCCGCTTCGTTCAACTTCGCATATTTTCCCAAGCAATAGATTCGATTGTGCAAATCCTGAGACTGCATTGCAGCAACGTAGTCCATGTTTACGGAGTTCACCTTAGCGTCCATGTCAGCATATCCTCCAAACTGTTCTACAAGAAGGGATACCGCTGATACAATGTCGTCATGTCTATCGTCGCCCGCTCCGGTGAACTTCCCCATCTCTTCATAAATGTCATTGAGTCCTTCACAGGAATTCAGGAAGTACATCCTCTCGTCCCCGAGAAGTCTAAGAACCGGCTTAGCTTTCATCTTCTTAGACGTAGCTTTGCTCCCAAGTCCCAAGCTGCAAAATTCAACAGGAATGGAAATCTTGAGTTTGTCCATCTCGCGGCGGAGTTCTCGCCCCATCCACTTGACTCCGACCGAATCCTCAATAGCGATGCGCCTTGGCTTCCACTTATAGCCAACATTAGCAATTACCTTGGGAAGGTCGTATTCATTGAACCGGCCCCTAACCATATTGATGATATAGAATCTACCACCAAAGATGAGAGCGGTCATAATCACAGTGTAGTCTGCCCACGACTTTGTACTGTATGCAGTATCTACTGTAGTAACTACGATACCTTGCGGAGGGAATTGGCTGTGCGGGATCGTTCTCCGTATTAACAACTCTCGGGGGAACTTCACATTATTAATCTTTCTAGGATTGTTGAGATACTTAATAGCGAAGTTACCAGCCCCGTCGTCCTTCTTAAATTCTTTTGAAAGGAATTCATAGTTTAGACGTTCAGGAAACCACAGAACCCAGTCGTTCTTCGTCAGTTCTTCCTCAATCTTTCCTAACTTCTTGGCTTCCTCAGTAGGCCACCAACAAGCACGAAGATGAACCCTTACAAAGACACTACTATCTAAGATACCACTATCAACAGAGCCATGAATACTCTCAAGAAGTCCCTCTTCTTTGGCAAACTTCTCCTCCTGAGCGATAATACGTCCATACTCGTCTTGTTCATTATACCAAGTGCCTATAACGTCATAAAATCCAAAAGGATTAAGCATCGCCTTGTTAATGGAAATCTGCTTATTGACTGTTTCAATTCGAGTAACTGTAGTACTATTCTCGTTAGTAACGACATCGTCCAGCTTCAAAACACAATTATGAGTTATAGCGCCAACAACACAAATAGTCTCGTCTTCGTCTACCTGCATAGAAACAACAGGACCCTCTGCAACATCCTCTACCTTATCGACCGTAGAACACGCACAGCCACTTCTAGGAATAGTAGTGTTGCCTTCATACTCTCCAATATTTCCCCATATCCGTAGTGTTCTGTTCGTATTTGCAATAAGCGTACAGGATTGCTCCATTCCAAGCTGCTGCTTCAAGAGGAGCGCTCCCGCTGCAATTTCTCTGGAAACTGTTGTCAAACTTCCTCGTTTGTCCCCGTCGCCCTGCCACAATCCCCGAGCAAAGGCCAAAGCGAGTTCTAGAGGAGCATTTACGACCCATGATGGTATATTCTTCCTAAACGGGCCAGCGTACATCTCTCTAAAAACGTCAGTAAACAACGAAGGAGCTCGTCTAATATACAAGACAACCCCTTTGTCTGAAACTTGCTTTATACGATAACTATCTGCTCCGTATTTTACAAACAAATCTCCGAGTTTAGAAAATATCTCAGTCTCATCAATGTGCCCAGCGAATTGTACCTGATTTTTGTTTATTGAGCCTTCTGCAACAAACCACCCAAGCATGTTATAAACATCTTCGCACATTGGAACGGGCGACATGGGCGACTCTTTAACATACGGGCGTACAACTGCATCTCCTTTGCGCAGTTCCCCAGCATCCTTCCATTCCCCAGAATCCGTCAAAAAAGGATGGTCTATAGAGCACGTTACTGGGAACCCATACAACTTCTTAAAGGTGATTTTAACCTTTTTGGCAGTCCTTTCTTTGAGCGCAGTAATCCTGCGGTACCTTCCCTTGTGTGTAAGGACTTTGTCGCCTATTTTGAAATTCTTAACTTGTTTTACACCACCTTCAGTATAGACCCAGGTCTCAGGGTCTAAGCAAAAATGCATACCTGACAACGCCTGCTCGATGGACGCGGCCCTGATTGTAGGCTCTTTATCGTCTCCGCCAGCCGGTGTTTGAAACTCTAACTGACTCCCTTCCGTCGGCGTAACGCAATGCTCAGGAAATAGAACTTGAAACATACTATCGGACCACTCACCCGTCTCCCGATCCATCAACTGCCGGGGGCCAAAAGCAGCCTTCCCTTTCCCATCGTCTTTGGTCGTCTGGTCCTTTGTAAAATGCTGCTTAGCTTCCCCCACAAAGTCACCAGCAAGCCGGTAAACCCCAGTAAGAATCAAAATTGTAACGGTCGGAAAGCAAATCGTCCACTGCACACAATCAGCAACATCAATACTTGACTTAAAGCCTCCACGAGGCACTAGCAAGAGACGCTCTTTCAAGTCAGTATACTGCGTTGCGAACGCTTCAAAGGACGGATAGGTAGGGTCTTTCTGCACAAAAAACTTGTTGCAAATTTCTTCGTGAGTAAATACGGTGGTTTGGTTGTACCTTTCTAGCAAGTGGCACAAGAAGTAAAGATTGGTCTGAGCCATGAAACGGTATTTAAGGAGAATCTCTACATCTTCTTGCGAAGATAATAGCTCACTCGTTGTCTTCCCCACCTTTGCCGACCAAGATTCATAGACCATTTCTTGCTGCTTAAGGGGCAGTCTTTTGAAACTTATCCCAGCCTTTTTTACCAAATCTGTGTCGCTCAAATCCCGATACTGATAATTGGGGAGATACCTGCACTCGTCATATAAGTTTTTTAATTTATCGAGTTGCATGTGTCTCCCATTCATCACCTCGTACTCTGGCATCCTCTCGGACTTGCCCCATTACTGGGCCGTCAGTCTTCTCCTTCAGGCTACGGAATGGCAAATTTCCACTCAGCGTATCGAGCACCTGAATAAACCCCTTGCGCATGGACTCCAATACCCACGGTCGGCAACACCCACCACCACCGCGATCCGTGCGCCTTCAGGTAGTAACTTAAGCTGGTGTTCAAGGTCGTCAGCCCGAGCACCAGTCCAATCTGCCCCATCTGCGACTTCGGAGCCAATGGATTACCCTCGATGCAAGTTCCCGCCCGGATGCAGTCTTGCGTCATCTCCGTGTCCAGCAAGCCAGCAACAAGATAGCCGCCGTTCACAGCGATGAACTTCTTGTCGATCACCCGCTGGCCCATAGCGGGGAGCGTCAGGAGCAGGAGCGCCAATGTGAGTAGCTTGTTCATGCCGCCTCCTGCTTACCAGGGATAGTTAGTCCCGCCGCCACCAGAGCAACCCACATTGGTCAGCGCCCCGCTCGTGCCGTTGGCACAGACTGGCGATGCTCCTGGCGTCAAGCCGCTAGGTATCAAAGTGCTAGCCGCTAGGAAACCTGTCACGATCGCATTCCCATTTACCGTCCAGTTTCCATTAATCGTAGTTGGAACCCCAATGACAGGAGTCTGGGCAAACCCGGTAAGGACTGAGAGACCAAAAAGGGCTGTGAATAGGGTTGTAAACAGAATTATCTTTTTCATTAGAATATCTTAGTCCCCGTGAAGTGGAACGCAGTAACGGTAGTAGCATCCCCGTTCGTCCATGTAACGATATTAATTCTCAAAAACGCCACTGGTTTGTAACAATACTCTCCATAATTTGAAGTCGTGCAGCTTGTGGTGGCAGGTGAAGTTGTATCCAATCCGTACCATGTAACTCCGTCAAAACTACCTTCTACGCGAAATGTGCATGCACTCGGGGCGGTCCCATAGACCGTCCAATCAATCGTAAAGTCGTTCGGCGACGCCGCTGCACTGGTGGCGAGTATTAAATACGCCCCGAGCTGTCCTGTCGTTGTCGGCGTTAGCCATGTATAGGTGAGTGCGCTCGTTGGCACATCGGTCGCTGCCCAAGAAGGCGAAGAAAAGGAGAAAAGGAGAAAATCCCCAAAACCGCCAGAAGCATCGCAATTAAAGTAAACTTCTTCATTTCATCTCCAGGTGTTTCAAATACTCCTATAAACAGCTTCCAGGAACCGCCCAGCAACTAACTGTCTTAACCGCTAGCGGCAGATAAGGCTTAATAGCTCCCCCTGCCCGAATCCACGGGTTCTTAGAGGGGTGTAAAACAGGGTCCGAGTAATGTGTTTCGAGCGCGTCGAAAGTAGTCAGCATATGACTGCCAGTTCCTGACATAGTCGCGGCGTTGGTGGTAATTACGGCAAAACTATCAATAGTTTCCCCGACCGCCTTGCGTTTCAAAAGAGCATCTAAATCGTCTCCCGTCTGAGTATAAGCCACTAGGAGAGGCTGCGTAGCAGCAATGGACCCATTAAGTGTCCCCAAATCTGTCTGCGCTTGTGCAAGGGTCCCTGTGGCGGCGTTGGCCGTTCCAGCAAGGGAATCTGTTAATACTTCGGCGTGTGTGGCGACTTGCGTAACAGCCGTAATCGTTTGCTGCGCGGCCATAGCCGTGTCCTGCTCCTGCTTCTGGCTCGTTACGAGAATGTCACCAACTTTGACAACAGCTTTGCCGATTTCTGCCAGCGTTCCACAAGGGTGACCTCCCCCGCAGGGCCGGTTCACGTTGGTCATAGTAGCCGTCATAGCGTCTGCCGCTAGACCAAGTTTATCAAGTGCGCGATAAGCTGCAAAACCTACCGCCCCAACGGCAATAGTGACCGTCAGGGCGAAGAGAATGCAAATTGTTTGGAATATATGAGTCATAAACATCCCCTAAAAGGCTTTAATGTTAGGTTTATATTACTTAAACTACCTAGGTGGCTAATGGCTTAGGCTGCGGGAGCAGCCGGGGTGCTAACTGCCGTCAGAGCACCAGCCAGTGCGTCGAGGTTAGTCACAATGGCATTAGCCGCCTTAACACTCGTCGGATTGGTGATCTTGGCAGCGGCCAGAAGGGCCGATGCATTCGCTGCCAGAGCGCTAGTAACCGTAGCCGCCGTAGGGGTTGCACCAAAGTCGGCAACAAGTCCGCTCACTGCGGTAACACCAGTCTGAATAGCAGTAACAGCCGAAGTGACTTCCTTCGATGCCGCCGGGCCACATTCGATACCAGCAATCACGCTAGCCGCGCCGCCGACATACTGGAGAATTGTGTCCGTGATCTTCTCAATAGCCGGAGCCTCAGTGCTCAACTTGCCCAGTTCCTTCTCAGCCCATGCTGCAAATGTGTGAATGTCACCTTCAATCTTCGTGAAAAAGTTCATATAATTCGCGCCTCCTAGCGCTTTTTAATTGTCGTGCAGCCTTTCTGTGTTACTATCCTTCTTTCCTTTGATCGTACAATGTCCAATATACTAGACATATCTCGTTATTACGTCCACAATGTACAACATAATGTTCTTTATCAGAGCTAACAGGTCAGCCAAGCATAAACGCTTCCACTATAGCTACAAATTACAGTAGCTGTTACCCGGCCACCGCCTGTATAAGCGCCTAGATAGGATGGAGCTGTTGCATCAGTTACAACCGCCTTCATGCCGACATTTGCCACCGAAGCCGTCGGCAAAGGAGCAGTCGCAGCATTATATAACACCCCAATAAAGGTATTAATAGCAGTTCCTGTAGATACCGGAATTACACTACCTTGGTCTACTAGCGTGGGAGCAGCGCCACAAAACATACCCGTATTCATTGTTGTACCACGGATATAGTTTGGATTCGCAACCGTTGCGGAACCTGCGGCATTAATATTCATAGCCGTACCACCATTTGAAAGTGTCACCCCCTGAAGGTTCAAAAAACCTCCAGCCGACACGTTGATATTATATGCTGCCGACGCCGTTGTAACAGTGGTTCCACCCTGCAAAGTCAACTGCGATGTGGCACCTTGTGTTACAAGCTCCCCAACTACTTGACAGTTATCTAGTACCACATTGGCACCGTTTGCAACAAAGATAACACTAGCATTGGTAAATACACCACCCCAGATGGTTGTGTTACCACTAAATGTCACGCTGCCGTTGATCGACCCACCGTAGCGGTAATTACGGCTCGTGCCGGTGTACGTATAATTAACTGTACCTGTGGTGTTTAAGTCATAAACAGTACAGGGGCATGGGAGCGTAACCGCCCCACTTACAATCTGCCACGCAGCGTGATTACCAAAAATGGTAACCGCCGTAGCATTCGCATTCACAGAGGGGTTTGCGTCTACGTAAGCCGATGTACCGGGGTTAATCCAAAGCACATAGGGCGCTGCCTTTGACATAGCCGTAAGCGCTGCCCCGATGGTCTTATATGGCCTCAGAATCGACCCGTCTGCAATGTACGTATCTACGCGGTTTCCGTCCACATAGAATGTCGTACTCCCAACGGTTGCCGGAAGCGCCGCATAAGTAACCGGAACCCAACCACCCCCTGCACTCAGATATAGGGCAGTGTTGACAACATCTACTCCGAAAGCACAGGTCTCAGGACCGTTTCTTGCAACCTCCGCAATAGGAGGCCCTTGAAAAATCCTATCAAATGCCATCTAAGTCTCCAATGTTCTCTAATGTTTTGAACTACGCCGCCTGAACCGGAGACGGGGGAGGAGGACCACCAGCAGCAGGACCGCCAGCCGGGGGAGCCATATTGGCCAAAGCACCTACCGCCGGAGAAGCACCGCCCGCACCAGCAGGACCACCAGCACCAGCACCAGCATCCGCGCCGCCAGCCGCCATATCAGGCGAGCCTGCCGAGGCCGGAGCTGCCATCGGAGAGCCATCGGGAGCGGCT